ATGGTCTGCACCCCCGCGGAGGATGCCTTGTCGTCGTTGGTGGTCTGAAGGGTGAAGTAGGGCATCTCACCGGTGCGGATGTACTGGGACAGCATGTCCACGAAGATGGGCGTGCCGTAGTAGCAGGTACCGGTGCCGGTCTGCTTCACGCCGCCGGGTTTGTTCTGGATTCGCTTTGTCCCGATGACCTTCATGTCCGTGCTCTGAATCTCCGCCTGGGTCTGGACCTTCTTTGCGCCGAACAGCTCCTTGACCTGGCCGCTCATGGTGATGAACGCTTTCCCGGCGGCGCCGTGGAGGGTGTCTCTCTCCAGCAGAAAACTCATATCCTGTCACCTCCTCATCTGACCGTGACGGTCATGTAGATCTTCTCCACCGCGTCGGCCAGATACAGCGCCAGGTTGATGACGACGCTGTCGATGGCATCCCCCGGCAGCACCTCCACGTCCTCCCCCACGGGGCGCTGGCGCAGCGCGCCCTTGCCGTACATAGCCAGCAAATAGCTCAGGATCGCCGCCTGGAACAGGGCGCGGCCCTCATCGTTATTGTTGACCTTGCCCAGGTAATTCCGGGAGAACTCGCGGTAGATGTCGTTGGCCAGGCTGTTGCAGCAGCGCATGGTCCTGTTTTTCTTGAACACCTCGCCGATTTCCGGCGTGAAGGCAGTCAGGGTGTTGATGTCCGTCTCCACCCGCACCTTGCCGAATTCCTCCGACAGGACGATATTCCCCGCTAAGATGTCCGCCTCGATCTGGCTGCCGGTCAGGCGGGGGGACACATCCACCGCGCCGGGATAGGAGGCGCAGGAGAGGGACTGGTAGTACTGGGCCCCCGCCTCCGCTCCGGCCAGCCACCAGACGGCCTCCTGGGGCGTCAGGGCGCTGCCGTCCTCCAGGACTACGCCGGACTTGCAGTTGATTACAAAGCGGCTGTCCGTATGCTCCGCGCCGGTGGTCACCAGCTGGGCGTAGCGGCCCTCCTGGGAGGAGATGCGCTGGACAAAGGCGGTAAACGCCTGCCGCACCGCGCTGTCTGTGCCGTCATAGACCAGCGCGTCGAAGCTGTAAGATTCCAGGGCGGTGAGGAAATCGGAGTAGGCCTGGGGAGAGACGGTTCCGTCCGCGCCGCCGGTAAGGGTGACGCCTGCCGCGGCCGTCAGGGCGGCATCGCCGGAAAAGGCCACCCAGGCGTTGGAGCGCAGCTGTGCGCCGGTCCGGGCGGTCTGCTGGTCCACCTGCACGCCGTCCACCAGTGTCGTGACGGTGAAGACGCTTTCCTCATCCACCAGCTCGGTTACCGTGATGGAAATGTCATTGCCCCGGATGCCGGGATAAAGGGCCGCTGCGGTCACGCCGCCGCTCTCGCTGCCCAGAGACGCGGATGCCGCCGCCGAGTCTGCCGCCGCAGGACGGTACAGCAGGATCCTTGTGGGACCGCCGGTCACATCCGTACCTTTCATTGCCTCCCGAAGAAAGCGGGCCTGGGGAGACGTGATGCCATAGCCGGTGTACGGCGTCACGTCCGCGCCGGCGTCAATGGTCATGAGCTCCCCCACCGGCCCCCAGGACAGAGGCCGGATGCCCGCCAGGACGCCCCTGCCGCCGGGGGTCAGGTTCCGGCCGCCCTTGCTGGTAAAGTTGATATAAATGCCGGGACGGACCTTATTCTGCGCCGTCCAGCTGCCTCCTGCCATCAGGTCTTCCCTCCCTTCAGGTATTTGTCCAGGATATCCTTCGCCTCCCGGACGGTATAGGCGGGCTTCGTCAGGATGGCCCTGGCGAAGTCCGGCTGGTATCCCGCCAGGGCCTTGCTGCTGAGCAGGGACTCGGTGGGATAGGATTTTTCGGTTTTGTTTTTGGTATCGTTCATGATCAAACCTCCATGTTCAATTCCTGGATGCTCCGCATCAGGGCCGCGTCCTCCGCCGGGGTGAGCCGCAGGCGGAGCTCGAATTTGTAATGCAGCGTGCTGTCGGTGATCTCCCAGCGGCGGTCATAGGTGCGCAGACGCACCGCCGCGCCGTCCTTCGCCGCCGCATAGGGAAATGTCTCCAGCAGCTGGTCCATCACGTCTGCCGCCGCCTGTAGGCAGCTCTCCTCCCGGACGGTGTAGAACCGGTCCAGATACACCAGGTCCAGCCCCAGCTGCCGAAGGAGCAGGCCTCCGGGCTGTGGGGAGAGCTTCGCGAAGGTCTGGCGGAGAAACAGGGCGGGAGACTTGGTGCCCTGCTGGTTGGGGTCCGCATAGAAGGACGCGCCGGGCAGCGCCGGGGACAGATAGTCCGCCAGGGAGCAGGCCAGGGCGGGCATGGTAAAGATCATTTCAAAAACTCCCTTGCCAGCTTTGGCAGCTCCGCCTCGGCGATCTCCCGGTACTTCTCGATTCCGGCCTCCTTCATGTAGAGGCCAGGGACGTACCTGGTCTTTGTGCCCACTACCAGGCCGACATCACGGGCGGGGTCATAGGACAGCACGCCCTCATCATCCACGTAGAGTCCCGGCACAAAGTGTCTGTCCATCCGATGGCCGTCGTTGACATAGCTGGCATATTCCTTATCGTTTGCCAGTGTTGTGACAAGCCGGCTTCCGCTCTGCACCGGGATTGTCTGGCTGTCGGAGGCCCAGTGCTCCGCCAGCTCTCCCGTGATGGTATGGACACCCCTGATTTCGCCATCCCTGCAGGTGTTGGGCGGCGTTTTCTCCACGGCCTCCTCCACTGCCCGGAGGGTGGCCCCCTCCGCAATGGCCGCCAGCCGCTTCTCGATCATGGGCTGGCGCCTCGCCAGCTCCTCCATGCGCTTTTGCAGCGCGTCACCCAGCGCCATCGCTCTCCTCCTCCGCGTCCAGATACTCCTTTTGCAGCAGTGCCAGCTCCTGATGGGCCAGTCCGGGAATCACCGCGCCGAAGGGCTCGTAGTAGTGGACCGGTTCCCCGGCAAAGGCCCGGATGGCCTGCCGGACTTGTCCCAGGCCCCCGCCCCGCCGGATGATCAGCTCATCTCCGGGCCGTACGTCCACCTCGTTGCCGCAGGCCAGCTTGTCGTCCATACTCTCCGTATAGGCGGCGGTGGACTGCATCCGGGGGCCGTGGGCGCCGCTGCGGTAGATCCGGCAGGGGACGTTCTCCGCCACCTGTATCCGCTCGTGGCGGATCAGTGCGCCGTCTTTTGCCGGCTTTACCCGGCGGATGGTCATGCGGTCGGTGTACCAATCGGCGTAGTTCATAGCACGTAGGTCCCTCCCATGCCTGCCAATCGGGCCCTGGTGGCCAGAATCTGTCCGTACTGGGTGGCGTTCAGATCGCCCCAGTCCGCCGTGGCCCTGGTGAGGGCATCCGTGTCATAGCTGACGGAGCTGTCACCCAGGGTAGCGGACTTCACCACGCCCACCAACGCCCCTGTGGCGGCCGCCTGGGCCGGTGTGGCAGAGCTCTCTGCGAAAGTGCGCAGGTACAGCGTTGCCTGATGGGCCACATACAGTCCAGCGGCATACCGCCAGCCATCCAGCCATTTATCCGGTGTAATAGCTATGTTGGCCTGCCGGATAAACTCCTCCAGTATGGACTCTGGCACCAGGCAGATCATGGCCTCGTTGAAAAACTGGGGGAAATCCGCCTGGAACATCTCCGCCGAATAGGCGCCCCTGCCGCAGCTGATATTGGCGGCCACATCCCGGATGCCGAAGAACTGCGGCTTATTCGGCCACATTTTTTTGCCTTTTCGGCTGCTTGTCGAAGTCCCTGTCTCTGCCGGAGGCGGAGATGATGACCTTGCCGTCCGCCGCCAGGGCCTTCAGATAGGCGGAATCCTCCGCCCAGGTGGGGATGGGGCCTATGTAGTCCCTGGGCATATGGAACTTCTCACCATCGGGTCCGGGCAGGATGATGTTCCTCTTGGATACCACAAACATGTCCGCACCTCCCTATATGCCGTCGTAGTAGGCGATGGTCTGGGGATAGAAAACCTCCACCTCGGACAGATTCGCCATGTAGGCGGTGTCATAGCAGACCTCAGCGGCATTGGGCGTCGTCATCACCCGGCTGAGGGGCACCAGTTCCTCCACACTGAGGAAGCGCTCGTAGTTGACGTACACCGCCATGCGGTCCGCACCGCCGGTCCCTGCCCCCTTGCACCAGCGGGTGGCCCCGATGTAGAGGGAGCCGCCGTTCTTGGCGGAGACGTTGTTTTTCATGATATAGTCCAGGATGGTCTCCGTGGCCAGCTCCGTGACGGGCGTGTTGAGGATATAGGCGTACTGCTCATAGGGCAGCAAGATATGGTTGGGCATGGCAGTCTCGTCGTTGTCCGCCGCCGCCCAGTTGGCGATGATGGCGCTGTTCACATCCGCCAGAATCTGGGCGGGTGTCTTGTCCTTCCACTTGGTGGAGGGCGTGGCCGCGCCGTTACCGGCCACTGTGGTCTCAGCAGCGTCCGGGTTGTTGAGGATGCCGGTGGTGCCGTAGCGGGCGATGCCCATGTAGACGTTCTGGTCCTGGTGCTTGTCATAGGTCAGGCGCACGCCGTCGGTCAGGAGATTGTCCAGGGAACGGCCGGTGTAATTGGCCTTCTGCATGTCCACGAACATGACCCGGAGGGCCACCTGGAAGACGTGGGCCTTATAGATGCCGTTGTCCACGTTGGCGCTGACGATGGGGACGCCGCTGGCCCCGCCGGACCCCACCGGCCCATCCCCGCTGCCTCCGGTAACGCCGTAGCCTACCGACTGGGCGGAAATGGCGTCCACCCAGCCGCCGCCGGTGTTGATGTTGATGTCCCTGGGGTAGGTGACGCTGGTGAGGGGTCTGCGAAGCAGCGGGTCCCGCTTCTCCAGCTCGGAGCGCAGGAACGCGCCGCCGGAGGCGATGCCCGCCTCGTCCAGAGTCATAATGCCGGAATTGGTCCGGCCGGGGCGGGCTGTGCCGCCGACCACGCCGGCATCAAAGGTGCCCATATTCTGAAACTTGCTCATCTCATGTCCTCCTTACGCGTTGTTCATGGTGAGGATGCGCAATTCCGCCACCTTGTTCACGTCCGCCGGGCCCGCCCACTGGCAGTTTGCCAACTGGACGGTGTTGCTGCCGTCCGCCTCCGCCTCGAAGCCGCCCACGGCTGCGCCGGGACAGCTATCGCTCTCCGCGATCCGGATGTAGACCGCGCCGCCCAGCTTGGGGGTCCCCTTCTGACAGAGCACGTTGACCGCGCCCCGCATGAAGACGGGGACGGCCTCCTTCGCCCCGTACTTGCCCACACCCTGGTCCAGGTAGGTGAGGGCGGTCTTGATCTCCTTGGATGCCACGCCCACAAAGGCGGACGCGGTATCCCCCGCACCCATGGGCAGGACGTTTCCGCCTGCATCATACTTCAGCGCAGTACCGAAGACGATCTCCGCCCCGGCAGGCCGGGTGTTGACAATAGAATCAGGCTGCCGGGCGTAGCCGCCGGCATAGCCGTGGGGCATCGCGGCCCCGATGTTCTGAGGATGCAGTCCCATACTCACTTGTCCTCCTTCTGTTTGTGGGGGTTCCTGGCATCATAGGCCGCCTTCTGGTCCGCGCACAGCTTGTCGAAGCTGGCGGGAGCGGCGGCATCCGATGCCTTCTGTGCGCTCTGCTGGGCCGCCTGCATGATGCTGCCCAGCACATCCGGGGCCTTGACGGCTCCCAGCAGTGCATCCGTCACTTTGGCACGGGTGGAGGCGTCCTCGATGGAGGCCACCACCGGGCGCATGCTCCTGAGCATAGCCAGCGCTGCGTCCCTGGCAGGGCCGTTGACATGGCCGTCCAACCCGCCGCCGGCGGGGATGGTGGCGGCGCTGCCGCCGTCCAGGCTGGCAATCATCTGATCCAGCGCCTTTTCGCCCTCCGGCCGGCGGTCCCCGGCCGCCAACATCTCGATCAGCTTGTCCAGCTTGGCCTCCAGGGCGCTGAGAGCGGCGGGAACTGCGTCGTTGGCGGGCGTCTCCTCCTTGGGTTTCTCCTCCCTTGCTGCGGGGTCCGCTTCCTGGGCGGGGGGAGCAGCTGCTCCGCCGGCGGGGTCGGCGTCCAGCGCGGTCATGGTGGTGGAGACCAGATCGTCCATCGCCTGGTCGTCCCCGGCATCTTTTGCAGCCATCCCGAACGCTCGCAGGACGGCCTCTGCAAATTTGCTCATGGTGTTTGTTCCTTTCCCGGCGCTGTGCGCCGCATCGTGTATTGCCACCTCGCGGCCCGCCCTGCCCCTGGGCACGACGGCCACGTGATTGCCCCGTATCTCCTGCTGCCGGTACCCGTCCCCTTCCGGGACGTAGCTGCAATGGTAGCCGCAGGACACCTCCCGCAGCACGCCGTTCTTTACGTCGCTGATGAGGGCCGCATCCTTGATGTGAAGGTCCGCTACCAGGTGCTCCCCCTGCCGGCGCACATTCTGGATATGGCCTTTGGAGTAGGCGGCGCGATTGAACGGCCCCACGTCCTCCGTGGGGTGGCCGCTGGTGACCTCCTTGCCCTCGAAGCTGGCGACAGCAGCAGGGTCGAATACGTCCTCCTGGTGCCGGTAGACCCGCACCATCCGGTCCGGGTTGCCCTCCAGGAGCAGTTCCCCGGCCCGGTAGTCCATCTCCCCTGTGCGGGCGATGGGCACGTCATGACAAATGAGAAAGCCCTCCGGTGTGGTGGTCATATGGGGGGAGATGCGGTCCCCGTAGTAGGCTAACATTCGCTTCACCTCGCAAAAGAAAAGGGACCAGCCCGCAGGATTCCCTGCAAGCTGACCCCGATTGGTCCTTCCTGACGCCCAATTGCGCCGTGGGTACGTTAATTCACTTTCAGTTCCTTCTGGAACACGACCTGGATCTTGATCGTGCCATCCTTCAGCTGCT